AACCCGCTCCAAGCTTTTCATTAATACCATCATCCCTAGTCTCTAAGTCAATTGCAATTTCAGTTGCATCAGATAAATCTTTATACTCACTTGGTGTATTCCACATCGATTTCTTAAACGTTAAGGTAAGCTGTAGCCCGTTCATTTCTTTTTATCTCCCCAAATACCCATATCTAATTTTTTTTCTTCTAAATGTTGTATCTCTAAATCACAATAATGTTTTATCTTCTCTATATCCTCAACTGTTTTACCTTTACTTAAATATCTACAAACATATTTTATTACATTTGCTTGAAATGGATTAAGGCCATTCTTTCTAATAAACGTCCATGGTTGAATTATAAATTGTTTATAATGCTTACCACCTACTTGTTTATCATCGGGAAAACTTTCATCGAACATATCTTTATTTGTCATTTTTCTCCTGGACATAAATTAAATAATCTGAACCTATTGGGTAGTTAAACTTATAGTCAGTTCTCAGTAGATGTAAAGTTTTTCTTGCTCTTGTTGCACCGGTATACCAGACCTTACGTTCATCACTTTTTTCTTGTTTATTTTTGTTACTATAATCAGATGGATAGTTACCTTTACTATATAAGACTACATGATTTGCTTCTCCACCTTTAACAGAATGAATAGTGTCAATTGTAATTAATGGATCTTTATCTAATTCTTTCTGTCCATAACGTCTTAACAATCTAATAAAATGTCTTACTTGTTTTGGTTTAAAATTTCTTCTTAGTATCCAATACCAAGGTTTATTTTTTTGATTATCTTCTAGTGTTAAGCCGCACCATTCTTTTAATGTTTGGAAATCATAATCTCTAAGGTCTGGTTCTGCTCTCCAAAATTTATCAGATCTAAATGCAGGGTCTTCTAACTCTCTTATATACTTAACCATATTACGTGCTGCTTTCTTATCTATCTTCTTATCTTTGCTAAGAGTAGTCCAAGCTTTAATAGCTTCCCATTGTTTTTGATCAAAACATTTTGTGCCTTTATTATCTTTGTAATATAAACCCGCATCTTTAGCTAACATTCTAAGTTCATTTACAGTTTCATTAATACGTCCTAAGATATACCAATCTTCTTTTAATGCCTCAAATGGTATTTCTTTAAATGATAAATAACTTTTTACAGATCCCAGAGAGTCTCCAGGTTGGTATTCTTTTTCTTCACTATCTCTTATACCTCTTCTAATTACTTGTGAGAAACTATGAATAGCTTCTCCAAATCTTTGAGTCTTTCTTAATTTTACTTTTCGGCCTGGAAAAAACTTTGTAAAATATTTTGGATCAGCTCCATTCCATTTGTATATTGCTTGATCATCATCACCTGCTAGATATATTCTCTCTACCTTAGGTGCCATCTTATATAACACTGACCACTGTAAGGGTGTGCAATCTTGAGCTTCATCTAATATTAAAACTTTAAGAGAAGGGAAGTCTACTTCTGTTATTGCTCTTTGAATCATATCATCAAAGTCTATAAAAGATTTTTCTCCTGCATTAGCTTTATAATGTTCATAGGTGCTTATCTTTCTTTGAAAAACTGTAAGTGAATCTTTTTTATAACTCTCCATTTTGTAAGCTTCTTCTGGAGAGATTAATAAATTTCTAGACTTACTATAAACTCCTAGAGACCAATCCTTGTACATAAAATTATCATCAGCTAATCTTTTATCTGAAGACTTAATTACTTTAGTCTGTAATGCAAAATCAATTGTACAATCTTTAGGATCAAAAACATCTTCTGAAAAATATCTTCTACAATAAGTGTGTAAGGTTTTAAATCTTGAAAAATCTTCTGTACTATAATTTGGAAAAGACTCCATTGTTCTTTTGACAGCAGTGTTAACTGCTTTGTTAGTAAAAGATAAATAAGCTATATCACTTGGATTAATACCTTTTCTTAAATAACTTTTTAATACTCTCTCAATTAAAGTATATGTTTTACCTGTACCTGGTGGACCAAAAATCTTCACCGTCTTATGGTAAAGATCTTTAAGTACTTTAAGTTCTAAACTTTCCTGTGTGGAATGCATCATCCATTTCCGATGGGGTTTGGTTAGTTTCTTTTTTCTCTGCTACTTTGTAATCAACAAACTTAGGCATCATAACCGACCATACATTTTTAACGCCCTCATGATAATCTAATCTACTACAGCTTAAAAGATTTAAGGCTTCACTAGCACTCTTAAATGTTTTATCACTTCCTAAAAATTTCTCAAAAGTAATCTTTTTAAAATAACAAATATTAGTTTTAGAATCTAATACAACATAGTTATCCTGTAGTTTTTCAAAATCATCTTCTTCAATATGGCTCTCAAAGAATTTTTTAAGAAAGTTATATTTCTCCTCATCTAATGTATCTTTAAATTTCATCTTCTCATTCTCTACTGCTTTTCTAACTAAAGTAGCCATAAGCATTTCAAATGGTGAAGGACCAGACTTAGGTTTAGGTAATGTCATCCAATAGATACCATATCTTAATAATTTAACTCTAAAAGATTTCTCATCTTTCATATCTTCTGGATTAATTATTATCTTCTCATCTTGAAACTTAAAAGTATATTCAATTGATTTAGTAGATCTAATAAACTCTACGTCTTCAAAGTCATCAATCATATCCGGAACTTGAGAACCAATACCAAGCTTTCTTAACTTACATAAATCCTTGTTACATAGTGGTGCAATAGCATTTGTTTTAGGAGGACACTTATAAGCATAATCTTTTTTAGATAATGATTTAGCCAGGGTCTCTACTTCCTTATGATCTAAAGGCGAAGTAAATATATCTTGGTTTCTTTTATGCAAGATAGTAATTAATTCATTAGCATTTAAACTACCATCAGATTTCTTCATCTCAAGAACACCGACATTAAAAAGTAATTCGTTTCTATGATTACCTTCCCATTTTTCTGAGATCATCTTTTGAACACAAGGAGGATAATGTTTCCAATCACTCTCTGGTTCATATTCTTTAAGCTTTATATTATTTAACTGCTCTAAGCTTACAGTTTTATTAGCTATCATTTCTAAAAAATTATTTAATAGTACTGGAGTATTGTTATCGTTGTAAGCAAACTCAGTTGTTTGATCCATGTTGAAGTAGGGCATGTTCAAACATTTATTCATTGGAAATACTTCCTCAGAATAAAAGAATGTTTTATTCCATTGATTAAGAACTTTAAGAACATCTTTTATAGGATACCAATCATCTAAGAATAAAAATAAATGTAGTCCACCAGATTTAGATCTTACTGCAATTAAAGGTAATTTGTTTTCTCTTATAATATCTACAATTTTCTTTTCAGAAAAAGTTGAATAGTTTCGAGGATCGATATCAATACATCCCCATTTACACACGTCACCATTCTCAGGTTTAATCCCAATTCGTGTTTCCCCATTTAAATGTTTTTTCCATAGCTCAAGGGTAACAGGTTCGTGGACCGTGAGTACCTTAACCTGTTTCTTGCCCCGTTCATCTACTTCCCCCGTAAGAGAAGTAGTAATGAACAGTTCAGAGTTACCCTCAAATATTTTTAAGAGTTTTTGCTCCATGATAATTTAGAATGGAACTGCTTCTTTATTTGCCTGGTTATTGCCTTGAGCTTGATTCTCTTCAGAGAAATCTACTTTTCCAAAGATATCACTTGTCTTAGCAGACTGATAAAAACCTTGAGTTGCTGTTAAAGTTTTCAAGTGTTTATCTGGTGTCATAAGACCTACAAACTCTACAACCCATCCAGACCAAGTGTAATCTCCTTTTGATTCTTTGGTGATTGCAAGTTTATAAACTTGTGAAAAAGTTGGTGGATTATAAAACCCATTCTTACCTTGTGCTCTTCTAGAACCAATCATAGAGTTCCACATCTTAGATTTTTTCTTCTGTGTTGATTTCATTGTAATCAATGCTTGTTCAACAACATTATACTCTTCATCTAAGATACAAACAAAATGATTTCCGGTATCCTCAACATAGTTACCATTAGGCAATCTATCCTTACCATCCATATCTCTTTTAGTCTCATTCATGATAGAAGGATCTAAGTGAATTTTTACAGGTCTTCCTGTGGTTTCGCCTTTATCTTTCCACTCATTAAATGTGTTTATATATAAACATGGTGCAACCAAAAACCCTGTTCGGCCCTTCCATATTCTTCCAGATGTTTCACTCCAGATATCTCCAACATTTGCTTTCTCATCAAACCTTGGATCCCTGTCATTTAACACTGGTGAGTTACCATATAATATTTTAATTATAGGTAGTTTAGTATCTCGAGCTGTTACAAACTCGTTACCTTGTCCTGCCATACTTTCTAAATCTATAGAAGCTGGTAGGTTGTCTTTCTTTTTCATTATTGCTTTTTCTGCATCTATTTTTTCAATCATAATTATTCCTTCGTTGTTATTTTAGTATTGTTTGAAATATAGGTTCCGAATAAATCCGCAGGAACATCTTTACCTAAGTCCTGGATCTGTTCTCTAACAAATCCTCTAAGTGAACTAGGGTGAACAAATTGTTTCTGTTGCACCGGTAAACCTTTATTTTTTAACTCTTCAACAATTGATTTAGCTTCATTATCTTGTTTCATGCCAAACTCCATAGCAACTTGATTTTTAATTAAATCACCATGACCGTTTTCACGAAGCCAAGCAAAAGCTTCCTCACTTCTTGATTCAGGTATTCTAGCCTTATACTTAGGTTTAACTTCAACGGATGACCCGTCACTAAGTTTAAGTAATTGTACACCTGCTTGTTGCATTAAGTTTGGAATTGTTTGCTCAGAAAGAGTATCTTCGACTTCTTTTAACTTTTTTAGTTCTTCTTCAGTCTTCAATATTTGTTTCTGAGTTTCCAATAACTTGTTGCAATATTTGGCAATGTCAGCTGACATGCCGGTATCTACCGATATGATAGATTCTGCTTCTAAGTCCATAAGAACCTCCTTGGTCGAATCAATATATTATTTATTTGATCTTTGCAAATAAATAATTTAAATAATTTTAAAATGTATAAATATAAAACAGAGCCATTTAAACACCAAAGACAATCATTAATTGAAGGGGCCGAACCTTATAACTTTGCATATTTTATGGAGATGGGAACAGGTAAAACTAAGGTTGCTATAGATAATGCGGCTTACTTATACCAAGCTCAAAAAATAGATTATGTTTTTGTTATTGCACCAAACTCGGTTTATCAAAATTGGAAAAAAGAAATTGATATCCATTGTCCCGAAGAAACTAATATTTACGTTTGGAAAGTATCAAAGGATAAAACATTTAAAATGGATCCAAATAAACTTACATTTGTTTTAATGAATGTTGAGGCACTATCTCATGCTTCAGGTAAGAAGTGGTTAGAATCTAAATTACAAAAACATGGAATGAGAAGTATGATTATATTAGATGAATCTACTTCAATTAAAAATTTAAAAGCATCAAGAACCAAAGCTATTATTAAAATAGGACAACTTGCTAGATTTAAAAGAATACTAACAGGTTCACCCATAACTAAATCTCCATTAGATTTATTTTCTCAATGTGCTTTCTTAGATAAAAAGTTATTAGGCTATGAAAACTTTACAGTATTTAAATCAAAGTATGCAGTGATGTATAGTATTGAAAGAGGTGGTTACAGTATTCAAATACCCAAGTACTATGTCAACTTAGAAGAATTAGAATTCAAATTAAAAAACTTTTCTTACAGAGTTAGGAAAAAAGATTGTTTAGATCTACCAGAGAAAATGTATGTACAAAGATATGTAGATATGCCAGAAGAACAAAGGCAAGCCTATGATAGATTAAAGATTACTGCAATGACAATCATGCAGGATGAAGAAGTATCTTATAATAACAAACTAACTGAATTACTAAAACTACAACAAGTCACAAATGGTTTTGTGAAAACTGATGAAGGTAACATTGTTGATTTTAAAACTAACGCAAAATTAAAAGAGTTGATGAGTATTATAGAAGAGACTGAAGATAAATGTATTATATGGGCCAACTATGTTCATAACATTGAAAGTATTAAAAGTAAGTTAGCTGAGACTTATGGAACTGATTCTGTAGTATCTATCTATGGAAAAGATTCAGTTGAAGATCGTAACCAAGCAGTAGAAAATTTTCAAAACAAGGATGAGTGTAGGTTCTTAGTTGGTAATCCAACTGTTGGAGGTTATGGTCTAACATTAACTGCTGCTAAGTATGTAATCTATTTTAGTAATTCATATAATCTTGAAGTAAGACAACAGAGTGAAGATAGAGCTCATAGAATTGGACAGAAGTCTCAAGTAACTTATATTGATATAATTTGTAGAGATACTATTGATCAAATGGTTTTACATAATCTTGAAAACAAGATTGAATTATCTGCTAAGACTCTTGGTGAACAGGTACAGAAGTGGCTTTAGTGTCATGGTATTTTTGAACTCTCTTTAACCATTTATCTTCATACTCATCTAATTTATTCTGATCCATTTTAAATTCTTGGTAAAGTTTATCTTTAGTACATACACAAATTAATCCTTGTGTAATAGGACCATATTGTTTTTTGTGTGCAAGTGAATAAGCTGCTATTTGATAATAATAGTCTTCAACAAATTCTTCTCTCTTTGGTTTGTTAGATTGCTTGAAGTCAATGATTGTAGGTTTATCATCATAAAGACCAACTACATCTGTTGCACCTGCCCATCTATCTTCATACGCAAGACTTACTTCATTACCCCATACTTCTTTTAACTTACCTAAGTTTTCTACAATCTCATGAGCCATGAGTCGTGCATGTGCTCCCTTGTCTGATAGATTTAAGTAACCTCTACCATCAATATAGTTCTCAAGTACATAGTGCATTTCAGTTCCACGTGTTGCAGCTTCTGTTGTTATACGCTCTGCTTCTGCATAACCAACTCTTTCTCTCCAACGATCTAATCCAGCTTTCTTATCTGCTGATTGTGTAGCTGATAGTATGGTTGTAACTGATGGTATCTTTATATCTCCAACGTTATAGTGACGTGTACCGAGATCATTGTCTCGAGTATATTTTTTATACTCGTATTTCTTTTCGAGTTTTAAATCTGTTATATAAAATTTATTATTTTCTCTTATAAGACGCACAAGGTCTTTTAGTTTAATTTAAGAACAAGAGCAACAATTATTCCTAACATTGTTGTCATTAAAAATCCTGTAGATGCTATCATAATTCTTTCTAGTTTATGTACATCTTCGTGTATTGCATCTATTTTTTTATTTGTTTCTTCTTGCATAATTCTGCATAACTTCTCATGGTCATCTATTCTCTGATGAGCAAGGGTATCTTTATTAGAAGCTCTTCTTGGCACTAACTATCCCTCCCTTACTAAAGAGATTTAAAGCTTGAGCTAATTCTGTATTTGATTGTTGTGTACTTCCACCCATTGGTAGATTAGATGGCACTACATTTGGTAATGGAACTGTTGGACTGTTAGGTGTTGTTGCTTGATTGCTTACACCTAATCTATTACCTTGTGTAGCTTGTTTTAAATCAACTTGTATAGGATCTTCTTTAGTTGGGTTATATGTTTCTTCTGTAGTAAAGAAAGTATTATCCGGCATTTCACCTTTAAATATTTTATCAAAATTGTTTTCATTTGCTTTTATATTAGCTTGAACCATAGAATTTTGTTCTTCATCAATTAAACCTTCTGATACTAATGCCGAACCAAACTGGCCCATAAATCTTGAAAACTGTCCAAAGTCTCTACTTTGAGCACCTTTAGTTCCATCAATTAAAAACTTCATTATTCTTGGATTAGTGAATACTCTTGATAAAGCTGCTGGAGCAAGTACAAAAGCCAGTGCAGAACCGGGGTCAACATAACCTCCAGTTCCTAAAGCTACAGCTCCCATTTGTGTTAGGGCTCCCATTTCTTTTAACTGAATAAAAATTGTACCTCTTCCAGCTTTTGCGCCTGGAGCAGTAATTTTACCATCTGCAAATTTAAGTGCGTTAGTAAATTCTTTTAAATGAGTTGCTTGTTGTTTAGTTAACAAACCACCTTCTTCTATAAATTCTTTAAAATCTCTCTCTACAAAATTTCTTGCTTTGTCTGATCTTAAATAAATATATTGATCCTGTAGATCTGTAGAATCATCTATAAATTTTTTAATAAAGTTTCCTCTAATACCATTTTTAATTCTATCAGCTTCTTCAACATCTAATAATCTTCTACCGGCACCTTTTTGTCCTGCAACAATTCCTGTATCAGTCATATCTAGTTTGGTCAAAAAATCACCAGCTACATCATTTTTACCTTTAACTAATATTTGATCTAAAACTTTTTTCTGACCTATTTGTGTTTTAGCAATACGACTAAATATTCCATTGTTAAACATGTCATTACCCATTTTAGATAAATTACTTAATTTATTATATTCTGCTCTTAATGCTTGAGGTAAAGGCATTTTATCTAATTCTGCTTTTAAAAGTTTTTGAACAGCTCTTCCAACTTGTTGGTATTCTGGAGAAGATCCCCCTCTACTTAAATTCCTACTTAATTGTCTATACTCCTCCATCACTTTTCCAAACGTTGCAGTAGGTTCAATTGAACTTAATTCATTTATTAATTGTCTTGCATCTTCCGTTCCTGCTCTTTGAGATATACCTTCTAGTCTTTTACCCTCTTTAATCAATAAGGCTTGAAGACTAATAGCATCTTCCGTTTCTCTTGTTCTTGCATTAAATACATAATTTTTTCTTACCCCATTCCAAGATAGATCAATACCATAACCTGGTTTAGGAATAATTTTACCATTTACTACTTGTTCGGTAGCTTCAGCTATTGCAGGATATAATTTTTTATATCCTTCATCTAAAAATCTATTATAGGTTACATTACTTTTAGTAACTGCTGATTGAATTAATGTATTTAATGAGTTTGGATCTAAATAATTTTGATCTACACCTTTAGCAACTTGTTCTACAAACTCATCCATAGAACCAAGTAAACCTAGTCTAGCTCCTTCTTTTGCAGTAAGCATTTTTCCTCCACCAAAAAATGAAGCTCCAATAATACTTTCTAAAGTATCAATCATATTATTCTCAGTGACAAGTGCCGGTGTTAAAGTACCCTCTTCAACTCTTTTAAAAAAGTCAGCTCCTCTTTCTGCTTCTAACATCTCAACATTTTTTGATGCTCTTTTTGGATCTTTTAAAATTTTAACTTGTTCTTCTGTAAGTTCTCCACCAATTTTAGTTTGAGTTTTTGCAATTAAATCATCTGTAATTTTTTCATTCTTAGCTGCTTTTTCTAATAATGTGTAATAAGCTTTTTGTCTTAATATAGTTTGTGATGCAGCTCTACCAGTTTTAATCATTTGAATTTTTTGGCCAGCTACTTTATTGTAAGCTTTACCTAATGCACCTGCCATACCAAAACCAAGCACCTCACCAAAAGCTCCTTGGAATGCACCTCTTGCAACTTCTTTTACAATATCTTCTTTAGGATCAAAAGCTTGTGCAATAGCGGCACCTGATCCACCCCCAGCTGCAGCACCAACAGTTGCTCTTCCAATTTTACCAACTGTACCTGCACTAATATTTAAAAGAGGTCTTGCAATTCTTGCTACTCTTGCAGCCATGGTTGCAGTTAAAGCTAATGAAGATCCACCAGAAATAGGAGCTAAAGCAGCTCCAGCTATTCCACCGGCAATCGATAAACCTACCTCAGTGATAATTCTTTTAAATGAAGGTGAGGATAAAAAAGATTCTGTGTCTTGATTATATTTTCCTTTTTGAGCATCACTTAAAATATCTTCTGGAGTAATGAAAATTTGACCATCGTCTAAATCTTGAATACCAGTTTTCTCATCATCAAGATTTCTTGCTTGAAGAAAAGTATCAATCGCTACCTGTTCTTGTGCGGTAGGCCGATCTCCTTTTATTTCGAACGTTTGTCCTGCTTGTACTATCTCTGCCATTCATTAATCCGTAGTTATTTTAATTGCCCCTGATTTAGTTTTTTCATAACCTACTGGTTGAGTGAAATCTATAAATTGAGAAACTCCACCTTGACTATCAATTATTTCAATAGCAGTTTGAAAACTTCCTCCAGTATTCTCTGATATATCTTGAGCTGTACCTAAGTATTTTTCAAGAGCTTCTACTTTAGCTTCAAATACTCTTTCAGTGTCTCCAACCTGTGGAATTAACTCTTTAATTCTTTCTCTTTCCTGGTCTGATACTTGCGCACCTGAAACTGCTTTTGTTAAAAAAATTGTTGCTTGATCTATTTTAGTTTTAAATCCTGCGTATTGTTTTGCATAATCAGTTCCTGCTGCTTTACCAAAAAATCCTCTTAATCTGTTTAAATCTCCAGGACCTACAGGTTTTCCTAAATTAATATAGTCTTGTGTAATGTCGCCTAATAATCTTCTTGTACTTTCAAAGCCTCTTCTTTCCTCTAATTCTTTAGAAGTAGGTTTTGATACAACTGTAATTTTACCAGCACTATCAATTTGTGCTACTGTGCCTTTAGGTAGTTTATAGTTTGCAAGTTCTGCATCACCTAATGTTCTAACACCTTCACCTTTTGATTTTTCTACAGATAGGATAGTTGCAGGTAATTTACCAACACCTTCTCCTAATGCTTCTAATGCAGGAGCAAGTCCTTTACCTTTTGCTTGAAGTAATGGTGCAGCTAAAGTTGCAGCATATATAGCTTTTTCTTTTGGTGATAATGAACCTAAACCACCTGCTTGAAAATGTTTTATAGTTGGCTTTAACGTTTTAAAGTATCTGTTCTTAAACATTTTTCTAGTTAATACTTCGTCCATAACTACCTCGGTTGCATCATATTATAAGCTGCGTAAGCTCCTAATCCAGTTCCAGCTGCTTGTGCTAAAGGATTAGAGCCGGGAGCCGTGGTTGCTGTAACGCTACTTTGTGTTGTAGGTAAATTAGTCATAATACCTTTTAAGAATTCAACTCTTTGGTATGGCTCATAAGCTCTTTGTAATTGAGTTTGTCTTTGTGCTTCAAGTGCTTGTTGACCTACACCTCTTTGTAATGCACCTGCTTGCATCTGAGCATTAATATCTGCTAATGACATTGCTTGTTGTTGCGCACCCAATTGACCTAAGCCTTGACCTGCAGCTAATTGTGTTTGAGTTTGTAAACCTTGTTGTTGTTGAGCTGCACCTAATGCAGTTTGAAAACCTTGTGCTTGTGCTTGACCTATGTTTGCTAATCTAGCTCTTTCTATTTCAGCAGATTGAATACCTTGTCTTCCACCACCGAAAGCACCTGCGTTCACTGCTTGTGCCGCAGCTTGATTTTGTGCCATGCCTGCTTGTCTAGAAATTTCATCAGTAACATAAGATTGATATGGATTTAAAAATTGATTTATATTTGGTCCAGCTGCCGCTGTTTGTTGTGCTCCTGTAAATGCACCGATACCAGATGTAACTGAACCAGCACCAACTCCTGTTTGTCCTGCTTGAGTAATTCCTGCTTGTTCTAAAGCTGAAAGAGGTGCAACTTGAATACCTGGTAAGGATACAGGTGTCTTAGCTAAACCTGCAGCTTCATCATATAAAGCTAATTTTCTAGCCTCAACTCCTGGTGCTTCTCTTGCAATACTTGTTTGTGTTCCTGTAGAGGATCCACCTCCGCCGCCACCGCCGCCAAATATACTCATTAGTTTAACTCCTTTTCAAATTCAATGTGTCTTGATTTATAACCATACTTAGGCATAACTTTTTTATAACCTGGTCTCATATAAGCTTTAACTTTTTTACATCCATTTGTTCTTGCGAATTGTTCTAAAGTATTAATTAATTTTTCTTCCCATAAATTCATTTTTTGTCCTGTACATATTAAACCCTGTAGTTCTTTAAAATTAGGGTTCTCAAATATTCTTGTTGTAACAACTCCGTAAACCTTGTTAGACTCTTCTCCTTCAGAACCAAACACTAAAAACAACTGATTATCCCCTGAGAGAAGTAGTTGTTTAATATCTTCTGGTTCAGCATATCTTCCGCTATAAACCAAAGCCTCTGCAATCATAAAATGAACTAAAGACCAAATATCTTCTACCTTTGAAGGTATGATTGGTAATATCTCAATATCATTATTAATTATCTTTTTTGCTTGCATTGACTAAATCATAAATTCTTTTAAATTGTTTTTGCTGACCATAAAAAAAATCAGCTCCAGCTTTTCTCATACTTTTATAACTTTTTGGATCTCCGCCAGATAATATACCAGCTCCTAAAACTGCATCAGCACGTGATACAAATTCACC